GTTTAAGAGCTGATATTAATAAAGGCAAAGGTGCTATATGGGTGTTAATAGTAATTGCAAGTGTAATAGGTGGTATTTATAATTATTTTATTACTAATTAAGGAAAAGAATGTTAACAAAAATAAAAAGAATTAAAAGAAAAAAGTTTGCTGTTGGAGATGAAGCTAGGAAGTTTGAAAATATTCCTGCAGCTTCTCAACCACAACAACAAAAGATGGGTACAAGAAATCAGTTTGTTGATAAATATGTAACAGAACAAATTAAATCTCCTGAATTAGCTGGAGATGCAAAACAAAATTATACACAACAAACAGTACAGTCTAATGAATTATTATCTGGTTCTACAATGGCATCACCAACTAATGTTGGTACTACTACAATATCAGGTTCTTCAATTACAGCACCTTCAGCTATAACTTCAACACAAGTAGCAGCACCTGCAAGTTTAACTGCTTCTACAATGACACCTGCTAGTGGTACTGCTCAAACAGGAACTGCACAAACAGGTACAGTTGGAACTCAATCACAAGTTGGTACAGTTACAGGAACTTTATCAGGTACAGCAACAGGTGCTACAGCAGCACCATCTACAACTGCAGTTGTTCAAGCACAACAAGGACAATTATCTGCAGGAGCTTTAGCTCAAGTATTAACTGGAACTGAAGCAACAGTAGCTGGACAAACTGCAACACTACCTGGAAATATTCAAGCAGCAGTTGCTAATAATCCTGCTAGTATTACTGCAACTATAATGCAACAACCTACTGCAGTACAAGCACAAGTAGCTTCATTACCTACTGATGCATTAGTATCTAGTCAAATGACTTCATTGTTAAATGGAATAGATACTGGACAGATTCCTACATGGGCAAGAGGAGCTGTAGAAAATGTAGAAAAAAATTTAGCTCAAAGAGGTTTAAGTAAATCTACAATTGGTAGAGATGCTTTAGTAAATGCAATAATTAATTCAGCATTACCTATAGCACAATCAAATGCAACTGCATTACAACAAAGAGCAGCACAAAATTTAAGTAACGAACAACAAGCTTCTGTATTATCAGCACAGCAAAACTTTCAAACTCAGTTAGTAAATGCTGAGAATGATATGAAAGCTAAAATGATGACAGGGCAATTTGCTCAAGAGTTAACTAAGCTTAATGCAATGAATGAGCAACAAGCTATTATAGCTGGTGCTAATCAACAACAACAAGTAAGATTACAAAACTTAGCAAACTTACAACAAGCTGGATTAACTAATGCACAATTAAAACAACAAATGTCATTAGCTAATTTAAATGTTAATCAACAAACTGCTTTAGCAAATGCACAAACTACTGCAGGTTTAGATGTATTAAATTTAAATAACAGACAACAAACTGCTGTATCTAATTCTAATTTATTTAGAACATTTGAATTAGCTAATTTAAATAATACACAACAAGCTACAATGCAAAATGCTGTACAGTTAGCTACAATGGATATGGCTAATTTAAGTAATGCACAACAAAAAGCTGTAGCTAATGCTCAAGCATTTTTACAAATGGATATGACTAATCTATCTAATGCTCAACAAACAGAAGTTTTAAATACACAGAATAGACAACAAGCAATGTTAACTAATCAAGCTGCAACAAATGCTGCTGCACAATTTAATGCTTCAAGTGAAAATCAAACTAATCAATTTATTACAAGTTTATCTTCTACAATTAATTCACAGAATGCTGCAAGAAATGATGCAATGAATCAATACAATACAACAGAATCAAATAGAGTTGCTGCATTAAATCAAAATAATGCATTAGAAGCAGAGAGATTACAGAATCAATTAAATACAGAAGTAGAAAAATTTAATACACAATTAGATTATAATAGAAATCAATTTAATACTACTAATGCAAATTTAATTGAACAATCAAATGTACAATGGAGAAGACAAACTAATACAGCAAATACTGCAGGAGTAAATGCTGTTAATCAAGCTAACGCAATGAACGCATTTAATTTAAGTAATCAAGGATTATCTTTCTTATGGCAAGAAATGAGAGATTCTGCTAAGTGGGAATATGAATCAGCACAGAATGCACAAGAAAGACAAACTAACTTAGCTATAGCTGCATTAGGAAATGAAGCTGTTAATGATGCAGGTAGAGCAAACACATTAAAAACATTAGGTGGTTTTGCAGTAGATATATGGAAAGGATTTAAAAATAAACAATAGGTAATTAATATGGGAAGTGTAAGTAGAGTATTTAAAAAAGTTAAAAAAGCAGTTAAAAGACCAATCAGTAAAATTACTAAAGGTATAGCAAAAGGTATTGCTAAAGTTGGTAAGTCAGTAATGAGAGGTGTTGCTAAATTAAATAAAAAATTAGGACCACTTGGTACTATTGCTTTATCAATGGCTATGCCATATGCATTATCAGGATTAAGTGCAGGATTTACAAACATGGCAGCTACACAAGGAACAGGTGTATTTAATACATTTGTTAGAAGTGTTGGACAAATGGGTGTTAATATTGGAAAAGGATATAATGCTATCTCAGGACAAATATCAAAAGGATTTTCTAATATAACAAGTAGAATAACAAAAGGTTTTTCTAATTTAGGTAAAGGTAATAATATATTTTCTAAAATATCTAATGGTGTAAAAAATTTATATCAAAAAGCAAAAACTAATTTTGGAAATACATTTGGTAAAAAAGCTAGTGCAGGTCAAGTAGAAGTATTTGGTCAAGGATATGGTCCAGATGGTCCAATGTTTATGGATGTTACAAAAGCTGCTGAAGGAATAAAATCAGGAGCAATTAAATCTTATGAATTAGGTACACAAACTGCAGGTAGTAAATCTGGATTTTTTACTAAACAATTAACTAAAGCACAATTAGATTCACAAAATTTAATTTCTAAAACTATTAATGATGCATATGCAGATACATTAGGTGGCTATAGTGATAATGCAATGAGATTTTTTACTGATGTTAAAAAACAAGCTATAGCTGAAGGAACATATGTAAATGATTTTCAAGTAGGTGAACTTTTAAAAAGTAATGGTTTAAATCAAAATGTAGGTTATAAAAATATTGTAGCTGACATGGGTGATGAAGGAACAAGATTTTTACAAAGTGACTTTGATATTACTAAAAGTAAAAATTATAAATATGTTGGTTCACCTTCAGGTTCAGGAGGATATAAATTTACTGGTGAAGAAATGTTTAAAACACCTAAAGGTACATCTACTATTACTAAAAAATTAAAAGATGTTGCATTATCAAAAGCAGATTCTTTATTAGGTAATTATAGAAACCTTGAACCTATTGAACCATATACATATGTAGGTAATCAAGACATGACTAACAATACAACAATTGCTAATTATGGTGGAACTGATATAGAAGGTTCTCAAGGTGGTGATTTAATTGCAGCAGTTTATGGAATAGACAATGCAAACGCAGTTAAAAATTATTATAAGAAAATGAATTTAATAGTATAAGGAATAATATGGCAGTAAACAAAGCAGGAAATTATACAAAACCAACAATGAGAAAAAAAATATTTAATAGAATAAAATCACAAGCTTCTCATGGAACTAAAGCTGGACAATGGAGTGCAAGAAAAGCACAAGCTCTAGCTAAAGCTTATAAGAAAGCTGGGGGTGGTTATAAATCATGAGTCTTGGAATGAGAAAAGCTTTTATACCTGAAATATATGCAGGAGCAAAAAAGAAAAAGAAAAAATTTAGTAAGAGTAGAAAACAACAGGCAGCCATAGCAATATCAAAAAAACAAAGAGGTAAAAAATAATGGCAGATAAAAATATAAAAGCACCACAAGGTTTTCATTGGATGAAAAAAGGAAAGAATAATTTTAAATTAATGAAACATACTGGTAAGTTTGTACCACATAAAGGTGCAAGTTTAACAGCTAAGTTTGAAGTACAAAAGAAACATAAGGCATAATATGGCATTAGCAAAATCTCAACAAAGTTTAAAAAACTGGAGTAAACAAAAATGGAGAACAAAGTCTGGTAAGAAATCATCTGTAACAGGAGAAAGATATTTACCAAGTGCAGCTATAAAAGCTTTATCGTCTTCAGAGTATGCAAGAACAACTGCAGCTAAAAGAAAATCTAAAGCAGCAGGAAAACAATTTAGTAAACAACCAAAAGGTATAGCATCTAAAGTAAAAAGATATAGGTAATATAATGGCAGAAAAAGTAAAAGAAAATCAATTTGATAAGGTAGAGGTAAATCCTTTTAATGCACCAATACCAGGAGAAAGTTTAACTGTATCTCCTGATAGTACACATTCATGGGAAAGACCACCTGAATATACTAATGATGAAGATGCATTAGAAGCTTTATACTTTGAATTAACTGAACTTGATACATTAAAACAATTAATAAATATTATTAATGATGGTATTCCTTTAGATGAAATAGCACAAGTTGTTTTATATAAAGGATATACAGAAGGAAAATATAATCCTGATATGATGTTAATGTTAATTGAACCTACAATTTATTTATTAATTGCTATAGCAGATTATGCAGATATAAAAGATTATACATTATATGAAGGTGAAGAAGATGATGAAGATACTGCAATACCAGAAGATACTATTAAACCAATTACATTAGATGATAATGATAATGAAGTAGCAGATGAAGAAAGAGTTGAAAAACCAAGTGAAGATGTAGTAGCTGATAGTTTGTTATCTAAAATAAAAACAGATTTACCAAGTAAAGTAGAAGAAGCGACAGCCAATAAGGAGAATAAATAATGGGTATTAATTTAAGAGATATAGCTAGTTTTGCAGAAGGTGCTATTGAAAGAGATAGAGAACTAACTAAAGAAGATTTTGAAATTAGAAATGCTAACTTAGCAGCTAATAGAGATATGCTCATTAAGCAAAAAGAAAAGAAATATGAAAAAGAATTAGATAATTATTATGCAGAAAAAGAAAAATTTGATACATTAAGTTCTGCTGCTGTAGATTTTGCTGATAAAAAAATTACTCCAGAAGCATATGCTACTCTTTATTATACAACTAAAATGGGTAAAAATTTTGCATTATTAGATGATAAAACTAAAAGAAGTCTTATTAATAATTTTGATGGTAAAACAGTTGACTATACATTAAAAGGTAATATTGATGAAATAAATAAAAATGCAGCAATAGAACAAACAACTATTAATGATGCAACAGTTGCAGCTATTAAAGAAGCTAAAGGTGATAGTTTTTTAATTAATAAAATATTAAATAAAAAAGGAGTTAATGATAAAAAACTTTTAGATAGTGTTCAAAGTAAAATTGATGCTGCTGAAACTATAGAATTAACCCAACAAAATATAGACCCTAATGTTGTTGGACTTGAAGTGAAAACAACTGGTGGTGATAGTGTATCAGCATTAATGTCTAAGTTTGCAAATGAAGCTAACTCAGATAAGTATCAAACAGAGTGGTCAAAACAAAGAGATAAAATAAATTATAATCCATTAAAAGATGAATCAGGTATTAGATTTTTAAATACTTCAGCTAATCTTGGTGGTAGTGATGAACTAACATTTAAATATAATGCAACTGACCAAAAAATTTCAGGTTTAAATTCTTCAGCATTTACATTTGCTGACTCAATGAAATATTTCTTTAATGGTGTTAAAGCAAATGATGATGAAATGGTTAAACATTATTATAATGTTACACCTTTACATGGTAATATTAGTAAAACTTGGAATGAAGAAAATATTTATTCACAAGTAGAATCAATCATAGAACCTAGAAGTGGTAATATTAAAGAAGACCCTTTTGGTGGTGGTGGTAAAATAAGATTAACAACAATTGTTCCATTATCTATTGTTGGATTAGATACAAATGCAAATGTAGCTTCTCTTAAAGCAATAAATAGTATAATGAATGATTATATTATTAAAGAAACAAAAGCAAGATATACAACAGAAAAGAAAAATAAAACTTATCAACAAATAGCAAACAATGTTTATTCAGAAATATACAGAGGTACTAATAAAGATGCTATTGATACTATATTAAATAATTTTAATGAGTTAGTAACATCACAAAATAAAAATAATAATATAGGAGTTGATACAAATAAAGTAGATAATTCAACAAATACAACTACTCAAGATAACAAACCTGTAGATACAAAAACAATTACTTCTAATAATATTGTAGCTGATGTTGGAATTAAATCAGAAGATGGTAAAAGTATTTTAACATGGGAAAAAATAGAAGAAACAAATCAAGTTGATGGTTTAAATACTGAAGAAAAAGCAGCATATGATATTTGGAAATCAAAACAACCTACTGATATAAAATTATCTGGTAACGAATCATCATAGGAGGTTAAATGGCATTAGACTTTTCTAAAGCAACTCCTCTAGAAGAGAATAACATCTCAACAATTCAATCTAATAATAATAATAATCAAGATACTAATATACAAAATACTGGATTAGATTTTTCTAATTCTGAAGCTATAGAAATATCTAATTTTGAAAAACTAGAATATGGATGGGATAAAACTACGAATGTAGTTGGTAATGTATTTAGAATAGGTAAAGCTAAATTTCAAGATGTATTAGATGATGATAAAACATTTGAAGATTATATTTTATTAAATGAAAAATCAAGACAAGAGGATATTAACAAAGAACATTGGAAGTTTGTTAATAATAAAGAAGCACAAGATAGTGGTATAGTTACATTAGGAGAAGCTTTAACTTATATTACTGACCCATATTATATTGGTGGTTATTATTTTGGTGCTGCTGCCTTAACAAATCCTATAACATCTGCTGGTTTAAATGCTGCATTACTTGCAGGTGATAGTGCTATAGACCAATTAGCAAAAACTGGTAAAATAGATTATGGAAAAGTAGGAACTACTGGTGCTATTGGTGCTGGTATAGGAGCTGTTATGCCTGTTGGAGCTAAGTTAATTAAAAAATTAGCACCTAAAGCTACAGAGAAACAAGTTAAATTAATATCAGATTGGTTAGATAATAAGATAGCAAAGAAAAATAATTTAACTGTTCAAGAATTAAAAACAATTAGAACTGCTACAAATTCAAAAGCTGTTCAAGAAGCAGATAAACAAATAGTAAAATGGAATAGAAACTTTGTTGCTCCTATAGCGAAAGAAGAAGGTAAATTTTTAGCATTAGAAAAAACATTATTAAATAAAAGAAATGCTTTAATAGATTCTAGAAAAGAATTAAAAGAATTAATAACAGGACAAACTAAAAAATTTGAATTTAAAGTAGGTAAAAAAGATAGTATTCTTAATGTATCTAGAAATAAAATAAAAGATATAAATCAAAAAGTTGTAGGTATTAGAAAAGAAATTATAAAAGCTAGAGCAGAAACAAACACAATTAAAAATGAACTAATAAAAAAACAAGTAACTAAATTAGAAAAATGGGCTGAGTTAGTTGCTACTAGAGATGTAAAAATATTAGAACAATTAAAAGCTTCACAAACTCTTACAGATAAAGCAGTTACAAGTTTATTATCTGCTACTATTAAACCTTTAATAGGTGCAGGTGCTGGTGCTACATTTGGAACTTTATTTGGTGATGAAGAAACTGATTTAATGTACTGGGCTGCTGTTGGTGCTACTGCTGGTCAAATGCAGAAGATGATTCAAAGAAGTGCAAAGTTTGGTACTCAAGCAAATAAAGGAAGAATACTTGGTTTAATAGATAGAGAAATGACTCAGTTAACTTTACAAAAAGTTAGAGCATTAACTTCAGCAACAAGTGCAACAAAATTAAATTCATATGGTGGTGCTACTGAAAAAATAAGTAGAATGTTATTAAGAGATGTTGATTCATCTGTTCAAGAAAAATCTGCTATTGCTGTTGCTGAACAAATGGAAAGATATTTTCAAAGAAAAGCAGCTAATATGCTTAAAGGATTTACTAATGATGAAGTAACATTAGCTGTTTCTATAAACAGAGGTAAAGAAATTACAAAAGATATACCACAAAGAGTAATTAGTTTATCAAAAAATATAAAATCTTATTTAGATGAAGTAAAAACTTTACACTCTGATGCAGGATTTTTTGCTAAAAAGGAAATAGAAAATTATTTTCCTAGATTATTAAACTGGGATAAAATTAATAAAGACCCTGAAGGATTTAAAAAAACATTAGAAGGTATCTATACAAGTTTAAATGTTAAAAATCCAAAAGAAGCAGCAGAAACTTATATAGCAGGTCATAAAATTTCTGGTGAAAGTGTTTTCAATAGACAAATAATGGAAACAATATTTGGTAAAGGTAGAAAAACTGTAGTTGGAAGAGATAGAGGAGTTACTAAAGATAATTTAAAAAAACAAGATAATAATAAATTTGTTTACACTCCAGTATCAGACCATATAATGCATGAAAGAAGTTTAGTTGGTCCTTATAAATTAGTAGAAGAAGTATTAGAAAAAGGTGGTTACTTAGTTAATGATGCATTTCCTATATTAAATAATTTAGTAAATAAATCTACTAAATCAATTGCATTTGCTAGACAGTTTGGAACTAATGGAGAATTATTAAGACCTTTCTTTCAACAAATAAAAGATAAATATACAAAGTCAGGATTAAAAACTGAAGCAGCAAATAAAGCTGCAATAAAAGAATCTAATCTTGTTATAGATACTATTGATGCATACTTTGATAGATATGGACAAAGATTATATGGTACAGCAGCAAGTAGTGCAGCTATACTTTCAACATTATCTAATTTAAATATGTTAGGTAGAGTTACTATTTCATCATTAGGTGATTTAATTCAACCATTTCAAAACTCTTCACAGTTTCGTTCAATATTCTCAGGGTTTGTAAAGACAGCTTTAAGAGGTAAAAATGAAAAAGGATTAGCTAAAAATCTAGGTTATGATATTAATCGTGATATAAATACTGCAGTAACTAGGTCTGCAGGTATGGACACTCAAGATATAAATCAAGCTGCACAATTTATGGGTGAAAGAGGAATACGAAATATAAATAATTTAGCATTTAAAGGATTAGGTTTACAATGGTTGACTGGTTATGCTAGAAGATTTGCATATAATACTGGTGCTGCTGATGCATATTATTTATCAAGACAATTATATAATATTGTAAATAAAGGTGCAGGAATAAATAGTAGTAAAGCAAGAAAGGTTATAACTTTTTTAGAAAAAGGTTATGGAATAAATTCTTCTAGAGCATTAAGAATTGGTGAAAGTAAAAGTTTTAATGATGCAATCAAAGTATCAAATAGTAAAAAATTATTAGAACAAGCAGGAATAACAACATCAAATAGAGATGCTTTAATTCCTCAAATATCAAATAGATTATTATTTACTCAAAGTCAAAATCAATGGATAAGAATATGGGGTCAGTTTTTATCTTGGGCTATGGCTAAATCTGCACAAACAAATAAAATTATAGGAAGAATAGAAAATGGTAATGCAAAAACTTTAGTTAAAACTTTAGCTGTATTACCTTTATATAGTGGTGTTCAATCATTAAGAGAATTAGCAAAGTATGGTGAAGTCGTAACTGATTATGATGCTAATAATAAAAGATGGTGGGCAGAAGGTGGTAGACTTTCTGGAATGTATGGTTGGTTGCCTGAATTATTAGCAACTAGAACTATAGGACCAGGTTCAAGAGAACCATGGTTTCAATTTGCACCTTTCTTTCAAATGTTAGTATCAAGTGGTGATGCTGTAAAACAATTAGTAAAAGGAGATTTAGATAAATTTAGTAGAACTGTATCTCAAAAATTAGCACCTCTACCAAATTGGAGAAGAACTCTTAGAAGAATATTATTTTCTGATAGTCCTAGAAATATAGAATCAAACACATCATTTGGTGGTGGAGAACTAAAACCTTTTAGTGTAGGTGGTGCTGTTGCAAAAGCTGTAACTAAAAATATAATAGATAGAGGAAAGACAGCTATAACAACTACAACAGGTACATATACTAAAGCAAATAAAATATTAACAGATTTAAATAAAAAAACTGTTCATGATTTTGGTTCAGGTAAAGGTGTTGGTACAAAAGAATTTAAAAATAAAATAGTTACAAGTCATGAACCATTTGTTTCTGATGAAGCTATTCTTAAAGCTGGTGGTAAATTACCAGACTATAAAAATGTAAAAGATTTATTTAAAGTTGAAGGTGCTAATTCTAAAGATTCAGTAGTAAATTTAAATGTATTAAATGTTATTGAAAATGTTGGTGAAAGAGTAAAAGTTGTAGACCAAATTGGTAAGTTATTAAATAAAGATGGTGTTGCTATTATAACTACAAGAGGTGATGATGTTCTTAATCAAGCTAAAAAATCTAAAAATGCAATTAAATATTTAGATGGATTTTTATTTGGTGGAAAAGAAAAAACATTTCAAAAAGGTTATAATCAAAAAGAATTAGAATTATTTATTAAAACAGTATTAGGAGATAATTTTAAAATAGAAAAAATTCCTAGTAAATATAAAATAAATACTTCAGGTGTTATAATTAAAAAAATAAAAGATAGTTTTAACACAGGTGGTGAAGTAATAGTACCACCTAAAAAACCTGATTTAGAAAGTCAGTTATCTGATGCAATGAAAATAGATACTACAACAGGTGAAGGTGCTAATATAAATGTTATTGAAGAAAAAAAATCTAATGTTGATAAACAAGTAGAAAAAGTTACTAAAAAAGATTATAGTAAATTACCAGACTTAGATGAAAATAAAAAAAATTTTTTATTAGATACAGCTAAAACTATATTTACTAATAATAGAGAAAATTCTGTACCAAATGATGTATTATTATCAATAGCTATTGAAGAGACTGGATATGGTGAAGGTAGATTTTACAAACAAGGAAATAATTTATTTAGTTTAGTTGCTGAAAAAGGAGATGAAAGAATAAAAGCTAAAGGAGATGAAACAGTAGTTGCTAAATTTGAAAATCCTTCAGGTAGTATTAATAAATTTTATTCTTGGGTAGACAATAAGCCACACTATCAAATAGTAAGAGATACAATACAATTATATAATGAAGGTAAAGCAAGTAAAGAAGATATTATAGATGCTATATCTTCTACTGGATGGGCAGAAAATAAAGACTGGTCATCTAATGTTAAATCTATACTAAAGAAAAGGGTAGATGGAAAACACAAAGATGAATTGCAAAAATTAGCTGACTCATTATTTAGTAAATAGTTGACAGGATATAAAAAAATTATTATAATATAATATGACACCAAGAACTAAGACAGATATAATTGTTATACATTGTTCGGCAACACCTGCTGATATGGATGTAGATGCAGCAAAAATAAAACATTGGCATACAGTTGATAATGGATGGGATGACATTGGTTATCATTATGTAATTAAAAGAGATGGAACATTAGAAGTTGGTAGAGAAGAACATAGAACAGGTTCTCATGCTAGACAAGTTAATGGAACATCATTAGGTATATGTATGATAGGTGGTTCTAATAAAAGTGGTGAATGGGAAAACAATTTTAACGAAGAACAATTTTCAACATTAAAAGAAATAGTAACAAAACTAAAAGATAAATATAATATAGAAAAAGTTATTGGACACTATGAAGTAGATGATGTTAAAAAATGTCCTTCATTCAATGTAAAGGAGTGGTTAGAAAAAAATGGCATGGTTTAGTTTAGCAAAGATTGCAGTACAAGCTGGTACTCACATCTTTAAAAAAAGACAAGAAACTAAAATGATGATGGCTGATGCACAACATCATCATGCAGCTAGAATGGCAAAGGGTGAAACAGAATATCAAGGTAAATTATTAGAAGCAAGACAGTCAGACTGGAAAGACGAATTTATTTTATTGGTTCTCTCTGCTCCTGTAGCTGTGTTAGCTTGGGCAGTAGTGTCAGAAGACCCTGCTGCTATGGATAAGGTAAAATTATTTTTTGAATATTTTTCACAGCTTCCCCAATGGTTTACTAATTTGTGGATTCTTGTCGTGGCTAGTGTGTATGGTATAAAAGGAACTCAAATTTGGAGAAATGGTAAGAAATAATTTATGAGGTGTAACTATGAATTATTATTTCACAGGTATATTAATAATACTTTTAGTTATGATGGCATTATTTTTAAATCCAGGTAGTTATTAATGAAATTAAGTGAAAAAACAAATGTAAGTATGCCTATCAAAAATATGATAGGTATTGTTGTAGCTGTGGCTATGGGTGTGTTTGCTTATACAGAAGTTACTGCTAGACTTACATCATTAGAGACTTCAAGAGAATTATTCCAAGCTGATTTACTTAAAAAATCAGAACAAAAACCTACAGACCAAGAACAGTTTATGTTATTGGAATCTGTGTTTGCAGATGTTGAAAAGCTACAGATAACACAAGAACAAAATATGACAAACAAAGTAAACATAGAGTTTACTCAAAAACAATTAGAGAAAGCTCTAGCAGATATAGAAAAATTAAAAGATAAAGTAAGGGAGAATGGAAAAAATTATTAATGATAGAAACAGTAATAGCATTATTGATGATAGTAAACCATGAGATTAAAGAACATAGAATACAACCTTCTATGTCTGATTGTTTAAAAGGTAAAAGGATTGCTATGCGTGAAGCTAATAATAATATAGAATATAAATGTATTAAATCTAAAGCTGAAGTAGAAATATATATGGGTGAAAAATCAATTAAAAAATTAATATTAAAATAATGTTAGATAAATTTTTATATAAATGTTTTGGAAAGTTAGATGATATGATTGAATTAGTATCTAAAGTGTTTGCACCAAGATGTCAATGTGGTAGAAAGAAAAAGAAATGAAATTTTTATTAACAGTAGTTATGTGTTCTGTATTAAATGGTGAAACAAAATGTCTTCCACCTCATACATTTGATATACTATATGATGATGCATATGATTGTATGGTAGATGGTTATAATAAAGCAAGTGATAAGACTATTGAAATGGGTAGAGAAACAGTAAATGAATATAATGTTTTTATAAAATTTGGATGTACACCTAGACCAGTTAAACCATCAAGTGCTGTTTAACTATAAAAAACATCCTTAGCAATCTTCTCTAAATCTTCTGACAATTCTGAAAAATTAGTTTTACATTCTCTTAGTAGTGCTGTAATAACACCAGCATTACTTTTATGAAAGTGTAAATTAATTTTATCCATAGGATAATTTTTTATTTCTGTAACGAATTGTCCTTGATTATTAATAAGAAGTTTGAAGCCCATCAACTCAGCTTCTTTTCTTTTAACTCTTTTTTTACTTTTGAGTTTTCGATTCTGCTGCATGGTTTTTCTTTAATAAATCTAGAAGAAAATCATCATCTGATTTTGCTCCTTTCTTTTTTGTTAATGGTTCATCACCCTCTTTGTAAATTTCTACAGTTTGTATTCTTGCAGGGTTAGTCATAAATACTGGAAGCTTTGTATTGTCATGACTTTTAACCATAAAGAAACCATCCTCAGCTATACCAAATGTTTGAATATTTTTAATATCAATATCATCTGAACCTACTAAACATAAACGCATATGATAAGTTGGACCTGTAGGTTGTTTTGGTTTACCATCCAATCCTAATACATTACTCATTTTCATAACTCATATCTGTTCCATGGTCTTTTATATTTTCATAAGTTCTTTTATCATAAGACTTACTTGTAAATGATTCACCAATAGGTTCTTGTTTAGTTACTGGTGTTGCTACATAACCAACTTCACCTTGTTGTCCATCATCATCAGCTAAACTATCTATACTTTCAGTATACATTTCATTTAACTTTTCATTGTTTCTAGTTATCTTTAATTTTAAATGGTCTTTCAATGCATCAATTTTAACATGAAGTATTTTATCTAGATGTCTGTTAATACCATACATAGGTAAATCATTCAATGCTGAAATAATTCTGCGAAAACCTCTAGCTCTTTTTTCGAGCTGTGTTATTTGTGTTTCTTTTATCATGAGTAATCCCTCTCTAATATCATTTCAAGATAGTGAATAGCTTTTTCAATATCCTTTGCCTTTCCTTTTGATTTATGTCTACAAATATATTTAATAGCATTACCTTCTGCAAATTCTAAATTATTTTCATTTATAAAATGAGCAGGTTGTATCTTCATTTTAGAATAATGATTCCCACCTACCTGCTTTTCTAGTGAATCATAAGTTGTACTTTTAAACATATCTTTATGTGTCATTATAATGGTCCTCTCTCTTGCATTTCTTTTCTCCTTAAATCTTTTTCACTTGGTTGCAACATAGCATTTAAATCATCTATTGTCAACTCTGGGTTGCGTTTTAATTTTTTTACTATCCATTTATAAGACCATGGTTGTAATCTAAATGTATCACCTTGATAGTAATGAGTTTGATTAGGAATAAAACTAAATACATTTTTATAATTAATCTTACTAGCTTCTTCTTTATTCATTAAAGATTGTAGCCATGCAACTAATATATGCCTAGCTTTTCTTCTAATAGGTTTCATTTGTTTTGTATTCATTTTTTTAATTTAATTAATTTAAAATTATTTTCTCTATCAAAATATCTATATGACATTCTAACTGGTTGAAATTTATATACATAATCAAATACAACTGTCTCATCTAATTCTTTACAACTATAAACATCTAACTGTACTAACGCAGGATTGTTTTCATCCCATGAGTGTAAAGTAATATGGGATGTTTCTATTATAGTTACACAAGTTAAACCTCTATTACCTTTTACATCACAATACTTTGCATATGGACCAGCTAATATTTTCATATCAATATCTTTTATTAAGTTCTTAGTCCACTTCTTCATCATCTTTAAATCTTTAGGTGGGTCTAATACTTCGGCTCTAACTAGCAGGTGCTTGTGTTTTAATTCCATCTGTAAATTGTTTTGTTATATCTTCTACATTAGGTTCTTTAACTACATCAGCTAAGAACACATTCTTATTTGAATATTTAAATACTCTCAAACCTTTACCTTTATTAGCATCTGCATAACATTCAAACTTATGTATACAAAATTGACAACCAACTGGTATAACTTTGTTTCCATTCTTTTCTGTTTTTAATTCATAACATCTTTCAGGTGGTGTATCACTAGCAAGTTTAGTATTTAAATCTTTTATTAAACTTTTTGTATCAGGTTTAGCTAAGTCTTCTGGTTTATAAAAACATATATCACCACTTGATTTATCAGCAACAAGAAAACCTCCCTTGTTAGTTCCATTAGCTGTTTCATATCCTGATAGCTGGGCATGATATCCAAATGGGTCATCATTTATTAACTCACCATTCTTAAATTTTTTAAAACTAAAAGGTGAAGCAGACTTAACATCACATATTTCTCCATCTACTTTAGCATCTATATGTCCTTTAACATCATCTACTTTAACTTTCATTTGTCTATCTTCTACTTTATGTCCAGATAATTCTGTTAAGTATAATAGTAAGTGTTCTATAATATGTCCATATAAAAATTTTAAATTATTACTTGCATCATATTCTTTTGTTTCTTTAGGTGAATACTTATCATACCATAATTGTCTAGCTGGTTTACCTAAGATACTCATTCTTAATACACCATTATACTTTTCTTTTTTAGGTGGTGTGTTCCATGCAATCATAGCTTCCTTAATATTATTAAGAAAACTATTCATGTTCTCTTCTGTTATTGGTGCAGGTTTATTATTAGATATATCAGCAATTAATTTTTTAATATCAGTTGCTACTGTATCAATGCGTTTCTGCCCAGTTGTTTCCAATTTTATATTCTCCATTTAATTCACATCTTAATTTTAATTTTCTACCAGCATCTCTTATAGATTGTACTGCTAGTCTACCGAACTCTTCTGCTCTTCCTTCTTCAACTTCATATTGAAATTCATCATGTACATTTACTACAGGATAAGCTTTGATTCGTTTATTTTTAACATATTCTTCTAGAAGTATCAAGGAAACTTTCATAACTATTGCTCCTGCTCCTTGAAGTAAACTATTTAGGGCTGCGTGTGGGTGTCTGATGATGATTTTTCTTCCATCAAGTCCTTTAAGCCATCTTCTGTTAGACTTAGCAACTGCATCCACCTTTTCTCGTAAGCTTCTAAGACTTGGTGTTGCTCTAAGAAACTTTTCTTTAACTCTGTCGCCATCTCTTTCCGAACCTCCAATGATGCTCCCAATTTTTTTTGCTCCTGCTCCATAGATGAAGGCATAGATAAAAGTTTTGCTTTCATCCCTTGACCGAAGACCAGCAGCCATTTGATTTGCTGTGTGTATATCTCCATTAATGATTTCATTTGTATATTCCTTATCGTTCATGTAGTGTGCTAACATTCTTAACTCAAGTCCTGATGCATCCACACCTACTAATTTATTTCCTTTATCAACAACCCATAACTCTCTACATTCTTTTCCATATGGTGAGTACACAGCAGGAACTTGTGCCATGTTGGGTGCTTGATGACTCATTCTCCCTGTAATTGTACCATTGGTAATTACTTTACCATGTACTCTACCATCTTCCTTAACAGCTTCAATCCAAGAACTGACTTGAGCAATTCTTTTTTGTAGCATAAGGTATTTGTTTATTAACTTAGCTTCAGGTATATTTGTTATCTCTGATAAAACTTTTTCA